AGGCCAGTATAAACATAAAAGCCATCATTACCCATGAAGAAGACGGCATTGGAGGCATTGGCAGCAGCCCTAGATCCAAGAATAGAAACACCCTGAGTGATTAAGTTAAAGGAAAAGACATCAGGTGGGCCGATGAAGCGCATAGAATAAACAGCGCCATCTGTAAATATAATTACTTCGTCCTTAGTACTAACGCCTGAAATAATCCTAGATCCCACCCTTACCATTTGTCCGCCAGAGGTGTTTGTAGCAGTGGGCTTCCAATCAAAGGGATTATTTTGATCCGACCAACGAACTAACATTTCGTTTATAGAAGTTTCTCCAATGTCATTGCATCCCAAGGCAACGCAATGTCCATCTCTCTTTGAAATTACAAATGAATTTACAATAGAAGGTGTTTCTGAATTGCCAGTAAATTCTGAGAGAGGCTTTCCTACCTTGTCGGGCGTGGTAAAGGGGATACCTAGGGAATCCGTGTTAGCACTTAGATCGTAGTAATAGATGGGCCCACCAGAGTTGGCGAACATGATGTCTTCGCCGTAATTATCTAAGTACACCCTGCGGAGACTTCCAGTAACTTCTGCTGTGACAGAGGGGTTTCCCCATCCCCGAGTAGAACCAAAAACAACACCAGCAGAACTTGCGTAGTAAAAACTACCAACACCAGAGAGCACGGCAGTAGCGTTTAGGAATGAACCGGATATGCTGACTTTAGTCCCACCCGCAGAGGTACTATCAATGTCAAACCAGATGTTATTAATTCTGGAAGGACTAAGGCCGCCAACATCACTTGTTACTCCAGTGATGTAAATCTTTTGAGTGGCGTCAACAATAGGCGCCTGCGGCTTAACTATTAAATCATCACTAGGTGAAGTATCTGGTTTAAGCTCAGTAATTGCTTTTTCCGTGGGCATCGTGTCTCCACCCCACAGACCAGCACCGAAACCATTACCAGCCACCTGAGAAGCAAGCCCAGAAGCAATCTTGTAATAATAAGTGATTGTTGAGGATACTGGAGTTGGAGTGGCGTTCGCGTTTATCGCATTACCATCAATATCCGTAATATAAATTTTATACTTAGAGGAACTTATAACTTCAAAAACTTGAAACCCGCAAGCCACAGTCAAAATGGATGTAGTAAAATTAGCAATTCCAGCACTTGCGGACGTAAATACTACCCAATCATTTACAGCTAAACCGTGATCCGTATCCTCCACCTCTAATAGCGGGCTGCCATCGGTTGAAGACAAAGTAAAAGTAACACCTGAATTAGTTTCTCTATTTGGGGTTATGTCTGTCGCAGTGGTGCCGGTAATCACGTAATACTTGCGATTAGTGCCGACCCACTGATAATTACTTCCAGAATAAGAGCGCGTTGTAAAAGCCGCTCTGCCAAATCCATCAAGTTCGTAAGTTCCGTCCCTTTGCCAACCCGCAATTTTCTCGGGGGCACCAGAGCGAAACCTAATGTTGTCGCAGTCATACCACGAATCACCAGCGACTAGGGATGTCGAGGATCTATTTATTCCGGGGGGCGGCTGAACTTTTCTAAGCATTACTAATTAAAACCACATATTAGTGACTAGTTCCCACTTGTCATAATCAATCGTCCCATATAGATAGTCTGGGGCGTTACTTCTGTCTGCAATTTGAATGTTGTATATAGCGTTACCACCAGTAAATGAATATTCCAGAGTTAAAGCACCTCCGCTAAATCGAAAGGCAATATCTCCCAGGTTAGTAAGGCTATTGGAAAAAGGAGAAAATTCTAAAATATCGCCTACTAAATAGCCAAGCTCTGCACTTACGCATTTTAAATAAGTAACAGTCAAAGATGGAACAGAAGAAAATGTTCCCGTAATCGTTCTGGTAAAAAGCGCACCATTAGAACCGGGAACACCAGCAGCTTTCGCATCAGATAGATCAAAAGTGTAGGTCTGATAGTTGGCAGTGGGTGTTACAGCAGACCCCACCTTAGTAATAGAGCCTAGATACTCTGCCTTTAGACCGTTATCAAACCCTGGCGTAAGTGAAAGGCTAGTGACAACACTGCTTGCCGTATTTTTCCATTGAATAGGCTCTGCGCCTGCATCGTCAATGGTAATTTGATTATTGTTGGCTGTTACTCCGCCCTGCAAAAGCAATTTATTGTTCGTATCGGCGGATATCTTTGCTCTATCAACCCCACTAATTTTAAATTCAAGGTTGGGAGTCGTGGCTGCCCTATCTATAACAAAATCTAAACCAGTGCTTAATTCAGACGCTGAAGTATTAAATTTTAAATAACTAGACGAAGATGCGGGATCTCTAATTTCATAAGCATTCGTAGACGAGCCAAGAATAACACCAGAGGAAGTCTCGTAAGGATTTACGACCTCAAAGTTTCCACTAGTGGATTCTAGGTGAATCAAAGCAGTACTACCCAGTAATAGATCTACGGTAGTGCCGCCGTTATTGAAAGTAATCTTTCTGCCGCCGGTTCCAGTAAGAGAGTTCTTTGCCCAAAAGGTTCTGGTTTGTCCGGTTAGATCGGAATCAGAATTACCTGCGATCTTAACGGTCTGGTCAGTAGTTACGGAACCAGTGAACTCAAGAAACCTAGAACGAGCAGCACCTTCTGTACTCCAAGCGGCTGCGTTGTCGTCCAGGGCCAAAACGGCAATATTAGAACCGTAGCTTGAAGGTGAAACAAGAGAAGTAATATCTACTGTGGACTTAGAGGAAGTCGCTTGGTCTAGACGATTTAAGTTCTCGTTAGTAGAAGTGCCCCAAGTTCCGGCCTCAAGACCAGTACCAATCAGTTTAATTTTTAAGCCATCAGAAAAAGTTGTAGCCATTTAATTCATTCCCCTCGAAGTCCCGGGCCTGTAGTCATCGTCTTCCGAGCGAGTCTCAACGACGTTCTTAACCAAAGCCATACCTTCCAGAAATTGCTTCTCACAATTTTGGATGAGATCAGGCTCACCCTTTAAGAAAATATATGCGTGAACAAGAGAGCCATATAGAAGAACTGAAGGGTAAGAGACAGAAAGCCATGTTCTCGTGGTGCTACTCGCTGCCGAATCAGAAGTAGCGGTAATAGACATTTCGTTGGTCTTCTTGCTGTAAGTCACCGTAGCTGGATAAGCTGCGTCGGGTATAGGGCCCAACCGAATTGTAAGGTTTGGGTTGTTATCAGATGACTTACCTGCCTTGGAAATCGAATAATACTTAGGAACACTTTTGTCCGCAGCGCTGGCTGTGCCGGGATAAGCCTCAAGCATGAAATCGTAATCCTTGAGCAAGAGATAGCGAACTGGCCCGAATTGTACGCCATCGGTCTGGGCCGATGTAACTGACTCAGCCACGCGAACCGACAGAATGTTCATAGCTCCATCGTCCGCAGAAGAAGAGGCACCTACATCATACTCAGCCTGACCATCGACAAGAGCCAAGGCATCGTCGTCTTCCCATCGAGAAGGAAGATCAATAACAGAGTAAATTGCGTCTTCGGCAGCCCGAACAAAATCAGGAATAGAACCATTAAACGTAGATTCGTCTACCTGACAATAGTTCTGGATAAGCGTGTAAAGCTCTCCGTAAGTCATTAGTCAGAAACAACCTTATAAAATCGAGTTCCGTCCTTGCGAGCAGCGCCGCCACCGCGCGAATGGGCAACTTCACGATGGTAAGGAGATGCCTGCGGAGGCTTATTCAAAATACCACCGCCGTGGTAAGTGTTCATCTGCTGTCCAGTCTTCTTGGCATATTTCGCAGCAGCCTTCATACCTTCTTCGTCATAAGAAAATTCTTTTCCATCGGGGAACTTCGGCATTTCATCTCCTAAATATTCGGGTTGTAATAAGCGTCAACCGAAATAGAATGAATCTGAATGGATTCATTTTCGTTATGTGCTACATCAGCCTTACGGGTATCAAAAATATCAAACCTAAATCCATAACACTGACCAACCCAGTTGGGGCTAGAAGACATATCCCAAGAAATCTTAAAATAAGTCGCCATGTCTCGGTCGTCAGTAGAGAACCCATCTGCGGCCTGGGCGTTTACAAATATCAAACTAGAATTTGAAGCCCGAACAAACCTATCTACTGAGTAGGGATAAACTCCTGCGCCAGTAGTGTTGTCGAGCACAAAGAAAATATCACCCTGAAAATCACGGGGCAAACTGTCATTATTATCCCCAGTCGGAAATCTATCTACCCTAATCACAATATTAATGTGCTTGTAAATAGAACAGTCTATTCCGGGGTCTAACCATACTGGATCAGTAGATCCGTTATATCCTATTTGCATCCAAGGGTCACCGACATTAACAGAGTCTTCATCGGCAGCCAGCGTTAAGTAATCATTACCTGAAACGTAAGAAAGAATCCCATTACTAACCCACCAACCATCGAACCTCTCTGGGTTAGTTAAAATAGTTGGATTTTCAAAATCCCAACGATACGCATAAGGGAGCTTCCTACCTGAAGTTCCGCCCACCGGCCTTGGGTTTCTAAGGGCCTGTGCCTCACTGAAGTAATGCCTGCCAAGTTGGGTCTGGGGATTATCAGGATCCCAACACTCAGGACAAGCCTTTACATCAGTCTCCTCCATGTTGACCACTTCTGACCGAAGCTCCTTTAATAGATACTGAAAACCACATCGGTCACAGTATCCAATCGCTTTCTTTCCTACCGCAAAGGGCCTTCCCATTATGAGTAGTACGTCAAACCGGGAACAAAGCGAGCAGAAGTCTTAACCCGGTCTTCATCTGCTGCCTCTCTAAACAATTCTTCGTACTGTTGCTTTAACATAGGAACCCTGTCAGAAACTTCCGGCCTCTTCGTGGCAATCTGATAAGCCAGACCAGCGACAAGGCAGGGAAGAAAACGAGCGGGTACAGGCGAAGTATTAGACGCCGTATTTCCAATAGGAGCCATACGAGCAACTCGCCAATATCTAATTTCATATTTACTCGTTTCATCTGGCACCGGCCAAAGCGTGATTGTAGAAAGCCTATTTGACGAAGCGTTGTAATCGTCGATCTCAATTCGGTCAAAGTAATACTGGATAGGCTGCCCTTGGCTTAACTTGTTGGGAATGGTTGCGTAAGTTGGCTGTGAAACACGACTCATCAAAAAATCATTTTGCGTAGAGACATTTCCAGCATTAGTACGAATAACAACATCTAACAGCCCGATAGTTCCTGAGGCAATGTCGTAAGTTGCATTCCCCTTAGTTAGAGAAATCGGGGTGGCAAACTCCTCGACAGTCCAGAGGTTAAGACCACGATTTTGCCAATCGAGAAGCAGAAAATTTAAGCTCCTTCGAGCAGTGCGTAAGTCATAGCCAGATCTCATTTCAAGACCAGCCCGCTCATACGCCTCCTCTACGATCTCACCGATATCTGGATTGAATGTGGCGGTTGTGTCTACAGTCAATTTATTCCACCAACTTAATTCCTAGAGCGAGACTTAATCGCGTCTAAAATTTCACGACTAGAGTTAGCTTGCTCGATCCTTAGGGTTCTGAGATCAACCTTCAATTCTTCTAAAACGCGAGTATTATGAGAAACATTCTCTTCGACACGAGCTACTTCGATCTGAATAGAAGTTACATCTTTTTCGTGTGCCGCCTCTGAATGCTTTGGCTCGGCAGAATGGGCAATCATCACAAAAAAAATGCCGCCAATGGCGGCTGTGATTATCGAAACTGCGGACCAAAATGTCGTCGAAGAAGTTCCCTCCATTACCCAACCTCATAGAAGATAGTCATGTAGGTTCCACTGGGTTGGGGAGCAGAAATTGCGGGACTGCCGCCTGGAAGTGCCGGAACGTAGATGCCGTTCTCAAAAAGAATAGATCCATTACCAAAGGAAAAGAGCAATGGACCGACTCCAGAGCCACCAGTAGAAGAAGCAGCATTATTAGAAGCGAGAGGCATGGCGAATTCAAAAAGTACATCGCCAGAGTTGTCTCCATCCTTGAATGTAACAGTCCGCTCAGAAACTGGTGTCTCATCGCTGGTCATTTGCCCGGAGTTTGCTGGATCAAACAAAGCATACTGGACCGCAAGCAGCCTTACCCTGCCAGATATCTGCTTGGCTGATTCCATAGTCCAATGATCAGAAGAAACTACAAACATTATCGACACCCGACATTTCAGTTACCTTCCAAGAAAAAACAAACACCCAAAACATCAGCAGGGTCACAAGTGACCTCGGCATATATACCTGAACTGAAAAGAATCCCACCCGGAGGAACATTTAATGCTGTTGGGCCTTGTATTCTATATTGGTCAGTAGAATTAGGGCAAAGATTAACAGTTAAAATCTTTGGATCCGTATTAGAAGTTCCATCATAAAGATTCAATAAATTAGGAGCATCTATATCTGTTTGCTGCTTAAAGGTCGAGAAAATAACAGAAAACAATCTCGACCTAGTGTTGGTCACCTGATCAGAAAAACTAGTAACGTAAATGCTTTTAAGTTTACGCATGATTAACCAACGTAATAAACAGTCATAGAATATCCATCATCGCCAATCGGTGGGTCATAAATACCTTTAACATCTTCAACCCAAACACCATTCTCAAAAAGAACTCCACCGTCTTCTTCGTCCAATGACATTGACAGAGTAGCTGCAAGATACTGTCTAATAAAAGCTGGAATTACGATAAGAGAAGAACCAGACTTTGCATCCAAAGCCTCATTCATGTCACTCAATTCAATAGTGCCCTTAACCTTGAGCGCACCAGAAACCTTAATTTCAGTCATCGGGTCAAGTCTAATCCCAACAACGTAACATCTGCCCTTAATGGACCGAGAATCAGTTGAATCAGCATATCCTTGAGTAAATGTTTTGGACTTTACGTAACTATTAACAGGCAATTCAACCACCCAACTGATAAATCAAAGTTACTGAATTGATGTTTGCGACAGAATCATTACCAGTATCAAAGTAAAGTCCGTCTTCAAAAATAATTCCACCACCGGGAATAACAAAGTTTGGAAAAGAAGTATTTAAGTTTCCTATAAAACGAGTATCAAACTTTAAGATCTCTTCCCCGGAATCAGAGCCCGTCCTCAAGGTTAAAGTCTGAAGAACACCGGACGTTACGTTATTGCCGTTGCTAAGCCACACGCTAAAAAGTCTGACTCTTCCAGCAATAGAAAACTTAGAAGTACCAGAAGCCAAGGTACCAGTCTCGTTAAAGGAAGAAACTGCATCGAATCGTTTACTCATAAAAAACCGTAATGGAAAAAAAATCGTTGTTTGTAGGAATTCTGTCACCAACACCTTTCACAGAAACGCCGTTTGGGCACCTGATTCCAAGTCCGGGAAGACTGACTAGGGTATTAAAAAGACCACTTATGTTGTTGTAACCAATTAGGGTTCTTAAATAAAATGTAGTAATGCTCTCATCAGTAGAAGCGTCTTTAAAGTAAATTGGAGTTACGGTCGTTTCAGGGCCGGAAGTTTGCTGGGAGGGCATTGCCCAAATGCTCTTCAAAGTCACAGGATTTCCTACCCCCCCGATAGTCACAGAGGAGCCGTCTGCTTGTTTATAAAAAGCAAGTACAGGGTTCTTCACTTCTTGACCCTTCTCTCAGCAGCTTCCCTAGCCCGAACAGAAGCCTGACAATTCTTTTTGTTCAAGCAACTGCCCACAACTGTCCCGTTCGCAATGATCTTCCAAGGTCGGGCGCCTGATCTTTTTTCGATCTTATAGGGCATAGGCGTGTTCCGTTAGGGGGCACCCGAAGGTGCCCCCCGTGGTAAAATACAAAGACTACCGCTGTTGTTCTCCAGCAATGCCGTCGTCAACAACTGTATAGGTGAAAACGAAAGAAACAGTCCCTGTCGGAGTTCCAGCATTTGCGTCAATGTAAACCTGCTCATCATCCGTGGTGCCTGCGGCAGTAACTAAAGCACCACTAGCACCTGTAATCGTTCCTTTGGTATGCGAGGGGGCACCAACAAAAAACCCGTCCGGATCAAGGGCTGTTCCAAGGTCAACAGTATCAAGAGCGGTGCCAGCAACAATACAAACGACCTGAATAGGAATAGCACCCTTGGGAAGAACGAAGAGTTCACCCGCAGTTGCACTTGAACCAATACGCATTCTGGCAACATCTCCGCCACCAGTTTGGGACGAATCTCCCGAAACAAGGACCGACATAGTAAGAACGCCCGGAGAAACAACCCCCTTGCTCCTGCCACCATAAGATCTAGCAATACTAGTAAATGAAGTCGTAGCCATTTTTAATAACCTCGATGCACGCATCTACCTCGTCAGTCCGCGTGCTGTCTTTTTAAGTCTGACGAGTTTGGTTTACCATTTAACTTTGTCTGCCCAATAAGCAGCAGACATTTTCCCCTTGGCAATATTTTTGCCATGGCGAGCTTTGAATGATTTGCGTTTTGCTTTCATTCGGTCGGACTCACCCGACTTGGGCTTGCCCGCAGTGCTTGCTCCCTGTTCACCAAATCGAATCATCTTCACCTTCTCGCCATCTTTGGCTAGAACAACGTGAGATTTTTTGGGATGCGAGGGAGTCCTCTTGGGTTTGTTGTAACCCGAAAATTTTTGTCCGCGATATTCAACGGCCATTATTTGTTCATGGCCTTTCCAAAACCACGACTAGCCTTGCCAACTCCACGGGGCTTAACCAAGCCACCCGATTTAAACTTAACCTGATAACCAACCTTGGGTCTTCCGTCTCCGAAGATAAATCCCTTATACGGATCGGAAACAGTACCCTCTCCGCTCACTAGCTCCGGACCTTTCTCCTTGAGAACGGCCTCCAGCTTGCTGACAACCCTCGTCGGATTCATCTTGCTATTAAGCCTAGCAATCCTTGCAGCTTCTAATTCGGGATCAATTTTGTCAGGCATCTTATCTTTTCTTTCCTGAAGAAGATCTGGAGGTTTTTCTTGCCACGGACTTAGGCTGCTTAGAAAATTGCTTTCCTTTTTTGGTGTCCGCTCTCTTCTTTCTCGTAGTAGCCTTGTACTCTTTGTCGGTCAGCTTTTCTCTATCTTTTTTTGGAAGATATCGCTCACCAGTTGCTTTTTTACCTTGGACACTGGGTTTACCAGACTTAGTTCCCCAATCTTCTTTAGTCCACTTCGACAGAGATTTTTGGGATTTAGTCTTAGAACCAGTGTATCCACCACCCGCTTTTTCGTATTTCTCAGAAGCAATCTGTGCTTTACGGGCAGACCACTGACCGGACTTACCACCTTTACTTCCAGACTTAACGCTGGATACAATCTTTTTCCTAAGATCGGGTTTCGTATAAGCCAACCGTAACTCCAAGAAAAACGGGGGAGAGGCTTTCGCCCCTCCCCCTTAACCTACTAGCTGATGTCTCCGCTACCGAAGATGCCGAGGTAGTCAGAAACACCGAAGCTGTACCGCTCCCGTGCCTTGTACCTAACATTTCCAGTATCGAAGTCTCCATCCATTCCGGTTTGCAACGGCGTGCGCGTGAAGTGCTTCATGCCGTTCGGAACGTCGGTCATCAAGAACCACCACTTCTTGGTAGAAGAGGTGAAAAAGTGATTAACCGAGTAACCATCCGGAATGGTGCCATTGGTCCGGAGGGCGTTGATGTCGTTGTCAGCCGTTCCGGATCGCAGTTGCGAGTCCAGAATTCGAGTGGCAACGAACTGGTTGTAGGGAGCAACGATAAGCCGCTTGGGGCGAGCCGCAATCGTCAGACCACGGGCATCCGTGAAATCCGAGATATCAATAATGGCTTGCTCAAGCGAAGTCTCGTTGAGGTCCGAAGGAGTGGTCAACTCATTGCGAAGATCAGATCCGGTAACAACCGGGTGATCCGTCGCGCAGAGGTTCTTGCCATCACCAGCAAGAAACTGAGTCCCAGTGAACGCATTGTTCAGCGGGAACATCGACTTGACCTGCTTCGTCTGGGCCATCGCCCGGGCAAGAGCCCGAGTGTAGCGAGCCGAAACGGAGTCGTAGAGGTTGTCCTCAACGGCTTCTTCCGTAATCGCAAAGCCCATCGCAACGGTTTCGTGGGTGTAGCGCGCCGTGAAGTCTTCCTGCGCCGTATCGTATGCGATAGCGGAACCTTCAGACTTAACGGGAGCAGCCCCGAAACCAGCCAGCTTGACTTCTTCCTCGAATGCTCGATCCGAAGATTCAGTCTCGTAGATCGCCTCATGCTCATTGTCATAAGACGAATACTCCAACCCAAAGAGGGCATTCAACCCGGGAAGGAGTTCCTTCATCATTTGTGCGCGTGAAATCGCCATGATTAATTACTCCTTTCCTTAAATGCCAGCGTTAAGATTCAACTGGGAAATTCCCGGCAGAAGCTGAACGATTACATTGGGGGTGCTGCTGTTTTCGTTGGAGCCATCCTGCGGAATCCGAAGAATCTTGCAGGTCTGAGCGCCAGTTCCGCCACTACCGATGTCAAGGTTAATACCCGAATTCCCGGTCGAAGTAGACCCACTGGCAGCAGCGAATCCCTGAACGAGATAAGTCGCACCAATATCAGCTTGAGCAACCGCAGCATCACATTGGATCATATAAAGCTGACTAGGATCATCACAAACAAATGCAAAAATATCAGTGCCACCGGAAGCAGGGTAGTATTGCGCCCACTGCGGAGTTCCGGCGGTATCCGTATACCGAAACCCAACAGCAACGCCAAGGGTTGGTGTTGCCGCGACGGGCGACTCACCAGTAGTTGTATTCTGGCGCTGAACTGTTCCATCAGCCAGAAGCTCAACAAAATCACCAGCAAAAATATTGCCAGCGTAGCTATCTGCTACGGAATACTCGTTAAAGCCTCCCGTATTGTAGCTATAGCCAGTACCCGGACCCTGAACGGGTCGAAGTCCATAAGCCATTTGACTATCTCCTTAAAAGGATCCGGTGATAGCCCGTAGTGGAACTTCCACTACTCAGTTATCACCGAAGGTGATCTTCGAGCTTCGCTCTGGTTTGAGCATCGGCATACGAGGATCTTGTTCTCTGAAGTAGTTTCGATCCACCGCTTCCATCTGAGCAGCACTCTCCCTCTGTGCGTGTTCCTGAATCTGTTCACCGATCTCGGAAGGCCGGGCGCAAAGAAGAAGACCCCCAACAACAACATTGTCAGGGTAACCACTGTCGCGATCTGACATAACCTTGAGTTCTGGATAATCTGCCGACAAGACAGGCTCCCATCCCTCTCGGAATGCCTGAGAGGCATTAACATTGTCTGCCTCCCCTCGCATTGACACACGCACATACCTAAAGTCCAAACCCTCACGGGGGTCCGGGCTAGGCAAAAGCGGTGCAGGTTTCCACGGCGTTTCTCTTTTTTCTTTTTCGCGGGTTTCGGTATCTCGTAGTCGAGAGGTCAACCCAGTCTTGCGCGAATCAGTCATTACTACCTCGCATCCTTTAGGAGTTGTTTGGCATATTGTTCTGGTGTGATACCCAGGCGCTTCGCGAGGCCAACCTGGGTGGAGGTCAACTGCACTTTGCGTGGCTTACCCGACGATCTATTCGCCGATGCAACCACGGTTTGTGTTCGGGGACTCGCAGCAGGCTCCTCCGCGCCCATTTCGTCACCGAACTTTTCAGGAAAAACTTGCCTCAACCTAGAGTCAAGCCTTTCATAATAATCATCTGTTCGTGGGTCTACTCCGTCAGTCTCAACCAACTTTTCATGGACGCCATAAGCAAAGGAAGTCATTTCCTTGTCTTTGCCGAACCAATTGTTATTTCCAAGCCATGATTGCAGCTTGGGATCTTGAGGCGGAGGAGGTTGGGGGATACGGGGAGGAGGCTGTGCGTTTTGCATCTGAGGCACAGTGCGAGCAGCAACTTCCTGATCGTATTGAGAACGATTAAGAGCTTCCTGGGCAGAGATCAACCTTTCGGCGTCACCAGCTTCGTAAGCAGACTTATAATCGTGCCTTGCCTTTTCCAACTCCGAATCTGCCCGGCTCTTCATTTCAGTGAGCAGGACTTTTTCACCACGTTGAAGCAACGACTTGAGGTTCTGGTTTTCCTGTGCAACCTGCTCCGCGTAACGAACAGCTTCTTCTTGCATTCGCTCGGCAGCTTCTTTGGATCGCCTTTCCTCGTGGTACTCGTACTTCAACTTCTTGATACGCTTCTGCGCTCGACCGCCAACCTCTTCAATTTCAGAATCCATATCTTCCGGGGCTGCGTCCTTGCGAGGCTCAACACGATCTTCCTCGGGACGGTCATCAACCACATCAATATGAACATCATCATCAGAGATTGAATCGTCATCAACGATATGTTCGGTAATTGCGTTGCCCATCAAATCGTCAAGGGGAGAACTCATGCTCGAACCACTCCTCTCGGGTCATCAATTACGGCCTCGACCGAATCGTCGTTGATAATTCGGAACTCTTTCCCATGGATTCTCAGTCGCGTACCCGAATATGCGCGCATGACAATCCAATCGCCCTTTTCACACCAAGGACCGTTAGGAAATCTTTCCTTATCCGCATAAGCATCTGGGCCAACCTCTAGAACAAAACCGACAATGCTTGCGACAGACTCAGCGTCTCGTCGTTCGTCGGGGATATAAAGGCCAGCCTCTGTTGTTTCCTCCACTTCAGGTAAAGCAACCAACAACCTAAAACCAGAAGGATCAGGTAGTTGCTTGCCACTCTTGGGCGTCTCAGTGCTATATTGAATAGCTTCGGTCATCTCTTCCTCTGCAACGGATTAAAGGGGTCCGTCGTTCCCCAGCGTCCGAACGGACGGAGCTAGTAGTCTTCTCCCACGGAGCTAAGAAGCTCTTTAAGTTCTAGTTCAGCCATGTCGATGCCCTTAATGACACCGCATACATGGCGATATTCTTCATGACTAGAGATAGAACCACCGATTAAATGCTCGGTGTGCTGATCCTTCAGTTCTTTAATGCGACGAAAGAATGCGTCTGAAAGAGGATCCACTTACTGTCTCTTGTCTTCTCTTGAAATAATCTCTGCGATCTTTGCGCCAACCTTGGCGTTTTCGATTCTTTCCCTCGACTGCTCCTCGCTGAGCTTTGTCTCGGTCGAGATAACTTCTTCTACGATATCGGCTTCAATCTTGTTATCTGCGATTTCCTTGTTTGTGGAAATGCGCTCTCGCTCAACATTATTCCGATCAGTCATCTTGGCGTAATCCAGCTTGAGGCGTTCTTTACGCTCTTCAATGTTTGCCATCGTCTCCATTTCTTTAATTTGGAGTTCTTTCTGGCGCATCTGGATGATCGGATCCTGTGCTTGTTCCTGAGCTTGTTGCTGCTGTGCTTCAGACTGTGAAGCCTGTAGGACTTTTTCGGAAGCCATAGCCACCAAAGCAGACAACTCATTTTGAATCTCGGGCGGAAGATCTTCGTCGAGCGGAGGCAGAGGTGCACCAAGTTGCTCTTCGATTTGCTTCCTGTACTCAAATGCAATGTGCTCAGTAATATGTGCAGCCATGGCAGCCTGAATTGCGGCAGCCTTGGGAGACTGAGAAACAAGCTCCTGAATCTTCGGATCTTGAGAAGCCGACATGTGTGTAGTGATATGGGCCTCGTGGTCTTGCCACTGGAATGCCTTCACTGGCTTCTCATTAAGAATGTCCATATTCTCAACAACCGGATCTCTGGCAGGAATTTCATCCTCAAGAGGAATAATCTGCTCAGGATCTTTAATGCCAAGAACATCCAGCATCTGTCGGTGCAACTGAGGCATGTCATACATCTGAGGTGCAGTCCCAGCCAACTGGAGTGCAGCCTGATATTGCATGATCCTCTGGGACATCGTGGCGGCATTCGGATCTGACACCGGAATCACATCCACCCGGTCATCAAAGTCCTGCTCAGTCATCATCTCATCGCCATCTAGATCGTAGGGATAAGAATGAGGGGCGTTATCTTTGACGATGCCGGAAAGAATCTCAAACTCTCTCTTCATCGAGGCGTGCAGGCGAGCCTGAACCGCAGCCATCACCTTCATTGATCTTTCAAGAAGGGCAAGAGTCGTGCCAACTGGTGCCTGCTGGTTCATATCACTGATCTGAAGGTCAGTAAGTGACGCAAACCGCCTTCCTTCGTCCACAATATTGCCCAGAAGTTGGTAAAGGACGCCAGAAGGCTCTTTGTATGGCAAGAACTGGATATTGTCCCGGATCGCTCCGCTCGGCACGTCCACATCTCTGAACTCGCCGGGGGTAATAGGAGTATCGTCTCCGCGAATACGCAATCCACGGGATTTAAGTCCACCCGGAAGGTTGCTGAGCGTCCCGGCGTCCACCAATTGGCGCAGAATCGAAGTAGCGGAGCGGGCCAAGCCACCAATCATGTGAATTAGGCCGAATCCGTAGAATCCCAGACCCGGAACGTACTCATAATGGACAAAATGCTGTCTTGCAGCGAAATGAGGATCGTCTTTTACCCAGTTTCGGCGAATAGACAGGACTTTTCGGGAACCCAATTCAATTGTGACTACATAAGGCAGTGCAATTCCCGTACTTTCACCATCTTGTTCGTGCTCAAACCCCTCAAGATCAAGATCTGTGTGGATTTCTAGCAGTGTGTACCGACCATCGAACTCATAACTAGGCGATTCACCCGTAAGTTTGTCATATTCTTCTTGGATCTGGCTCTCATCGGGGGTCGGACTACCCAATTCGATGTCAGAATAGAAGCCTTCGACCTGCATCTTCCTAACATCGTTGCGATTTCTCTTCATAACGTGCGTAATTCGTTCACACGTTTCCAAAGAAGCCGCTCCGTAGGACACAACTAGGTCTTCTGCGGGGACAAACATTGAACAAGGGCGTCCCATTGAGGGATCCCAGTACACTTTTCTGAAAGCAGAACCTGCAAGCGGCAGGGAAAAGAGCATCTTTTCGGTTTCGGGGCGATACTCACGCATCACCTCGGTCACCAAGTAATTCATATACTCTTGTAGGCGGGAAGCCTGCTTAGCCTTCTCGTCAGTGATCTTCCCAACAATTTTTGTCGAAACAGGACCAGAGGCAGGAAAGATCTCACCGATAGCTTGAGACTGAAACCGGACGACAGCTTCGGAAAGAATAGGGTGGGTAACACCACAGGCACCTTCCCACGGAGAAGTTCTTTCCTCAATCTTTAGACCAAGTTGTTTTAGGCCCTTGATGTAAGTTTCTTCCCAGTCTTTACGACTTCCCTTATCTGATAGATATGCCCCAACCAATTCTGCCGAAACACGGGACAGTGCATCGTCCTCCATGTACTCGGAAAGGTTATCGCCGAATTCTTCACACATGCTTTCGGCTTCGGGATTGAAGTCAATCACCATACCCCCGTCTTCTGTTTCGATTGAAACAGCTTCAGGGTTTACGACTTGGACTTCGACCTCACCTTCCTCAAAATCTGAGGAGGACATGGGTCCGTCTTCTAGGGCTCTATCAATTGCCATTTATTATTTCTTGAATCCGTATTCGCCCTTGCCGGTACCACGATCATGCTTCCGGGCTCCGCGTGATTCACGAGCGCGATCACGGGCAGTCTGGACGCCCTTAACACCGGCCAACCGCTCAATCCGCATAGCTTCGGTTTCAATACGGTTAGTTTCACCAACTTTTTCGGCCTCACGGTCCAAGTAACCTTGTTTCTTAGCCACGGTTATTTCCTCTTATTTCTTAATTTTAAATAAAAACTTTTGGGCATAATCGCCAAAAGAAGAATTGCGAAAGCTATTACACTTAC